AATTCCTCACGTTCATCGGTAGTAAGCCGCCCTAGTTGGCCTGGGGAAAATAGGTCAAACCCGAAACGTAGTGGGTTTGCCGCCTTTCCTGCGAACAAGTCCCTTACCGCAGGCGATCTGTACCTTGTAGACATCCCCTGCAAGGCGGATTGGGTAGTAGGCTTGCTCATATCAAAGCCGAACTGCTGATTACCGAACTTAACGGTTGACGGCATCTCCGCTAGGGTGGAGGGCAATGCCGGTGGGAATAGTCCGCCAAGCTCGGCGCGCCTAACTCCATACCTGCCGCCATAGCGAGCAGCATTTGCTCGATTCCTCGATATCATTTCAGGATTGAACCCGAGCTGGTCTTGGTTTAGAACCATCATCCCGCCATCGCTCAGCGGTACGGCTAGTTCAGCGCCGTTTTCACCAACAATTACTGGCCGCTGGGCAAACCCGCCACCTTTAAAGTTCCTCGTCGACTGGTTGCCGGTATTCATGGGATTGTCGCCCGGCTTTGGCTGAAGGCGTTGGTTGGCGGGGCTTCCATACCCGGTGTAATCCTGTTCAACAACCTGTTCCATGCCGGGGCCACGACCAAGTAAGCTTTGGATACCGGTGCCTAAGCCTGAAAAAAAGCCCGGCCCCGTGGGGCTTTGACCCTGAACACTCTTTGGAGATGACCCAGTGAAACTGGGATTAGCGGTATACCCCCCCCCACTACCGGCTGGCATATGATTTGGGCCGCTGGTCATGGGATTGTGGATGTTTCGGGGCTGATTTACGTTGCGATGACTTCCACCGTAGTCCTGCATCTGCGAGACTACTTCAGGCAAGGTTTCTAGGAATCCACGGTTAGGATGGCCCAAGCTCGGAAATATGGTTCCCTCAGTCCCAACAGGAGGGATTAAACTCCCAGTGTTGCCGGGGGTATCGCCGGGCTTATCAACATCCATCCACGGTGGAATGATAGGAGCTTGAGTTCCAGGCCACGGGTCAGGAAGCCCGTCGCCGGGGTTGTACGGGTCTGAGATATCCCCGAGATTTGGATCAGGATCTTCAAAGAACGGATCATCCGGTGTCCATTGTGGGCCGAGTTCGTCAATAACGATGCCGGGGTCTACGAAGACTGGAGCTGGGCTAGTCGTGCCACCCGGTGTGACACCGGGCTGCCCTCCCCCGCCGACTTCTGGGTTGAATCCCGGCGTCAGTGCCTCAATTACCCAATCCGGTACTTCGTCGTATGCTTCTTGTTCTAGCCCATCTAGCGCACCATCTATCAAACCATAGTCGCCGGGAAGCCCAGAGCCAAGGCCGGGGCCTGTAACTACAGGGCCTCCACCTCCGCCGCCACCTCCGCCGCCAGTAGGGATTCCGGCCGCAGGGGTTCCAGCAGCAGGGATTCCGCCAGCGGCTCCGCCAGCGGCTCCGCCTTCGGCGGCTCCGCCGCCGCCAGCTCCGGCATTAGCTCGGCCCCGTAGATCGATTTCCTTTTGAGCAAGTTCAGCATCAAACCCTTGCCCAAGGCTATCTAGGTACTTCGCATATTGGTTGTACTCGGAAGTGACCTGATTAATGAGATCAGCCTGAGTAACTTCACCGAATGGCGTTGCTTCCCCGCGACTGGCATATGCACGAGCTAGATAGTCTGCTGGATTAGCCAGAATCTCGCGCATCTGCTCTGAGGTATGCTGGCGCGCCTCATTGAGCTTCGCGGCAATCGCTGCACTGCCCTGCCGTGACTGCTCCTGTAGGGCTTGATTCTCTTGCAGCAGGGACAGGTCGAATTGTCGTTGATCTTCCCCAAAGGACAAATCAAACGTCCGCTGACCCTCACCGAAGGTCTTGTCGAACGTCCGCTTCCCTTCGGTCAAGTCCTCATTGAACTGTCGCTGGTCTTCGCCAAAGACTTGCTTGAATTGGCTTTTACTTTCTACAAACTTATCCTTGTTTAGCCCAAAGTTTTGACTAAATTGGTGCTTGTCATTGGCTAACGTGTCAAAGAACTGCTGATCATCTTGATTGAGCTTCGCCCCGAATTGATGGTCTTGCTGGGCGAGTTCCGTGAAGTCATAGTTGAGTCGGTTATCTACCTGCCTTGCGCTCTCAGCGCGATCTTCCGTGGCGATCTTATCTCGCCCTGCGATCCCAGCAATTGCCGCATGGTGGTTTGCAGCGATGCCACGATTCTGAGTTGCATCGCTCTGGTCTGCTTGCCTGGCACCCTCTGCTAAAACCTCTCCCTTGTATTCGTAATCCTTATCCAGAATTTGAATATCGGAGTAAGAACCAACCTTTCCTTCTGGAGCGAATCCCGTTGAGATCCCATCTTCCCCTAGTTGGGGGGTGAACTTATGGTAATCACCCTTATCATCCTGCCCAACCCAATAACTGTTTCCAGCATCATCCTTTCCAGCCGAAACATACGAATTTCCAGTCTTATTCTGGAAATCATTTTTATTCAGTTCCGAGATGTATGCCGCGCCATTACCTGTCTGCTTCGCAAGCTCTAGAGAATACGCACCCGTCGAGACGCCAGAGGCAACTCGCGCTAGACCGTCGGCTTGCCTGAAATTGCCGTTACTTCGCCTTAGTTCATCATAAAGTAAATCTGCATAGTTCTGGGCGGTCGCTTGATCTGGTGCAAACCCAGCACTAGAGCTTGAGTCTTTTGCAGCTATTTGATCGCCCATAGCCATAGCAACGTGCAGCTTCAACTCTGACGCGACACTTGGGTGAACCCCAGCCGGAAACGTGATCTCATCTGCAAGGGCTTGGGCAGCTCGCATGGACTCGGTTTGCCATGATTGAGTCCCAGTACCATCTTCTTTATCGTTATCGCCGCCAAATAGCCTTGATATCCCGTAGAGCGAAGTCGCGATCCCTGCACCTATGAAGGCTGCGGGTACCGCACCAACGCCCCCCACTACCGACCCAGCCACCGCCCCGAGAGCGGCTCCCTTCAGGGCCGCATCAGCGAAGTCTCCACCAGTTTCAACCTTCGATCCCTCGCCCGCCTTATTAGTTGCCCAATTGACTACATCGCCACCTAGAGCAAGCGCCCCCGCCCCGCCCAACAGACGTTTACTCGCCACTTTAGCTAGGGGAGCAATTCTATTTACAGGGCCAGCAACATTCATGACCCCTCCCCCGCTACCCAACGGAATAGTTGCGCTTCTGCCAGCCATATTCACTACATTGCCCAGCCCAGGAATATATTGTGCGGCCTTCGCCGCCGCAGTATTTAACCTCGGTGAGTTCGCAAGGGTAGTTCGCGCCGCCCCTGCAACCGCCTGCTGTGCAGAACTTACCCCCGGAACAAAACCGGCTACACGGTTAGCTACCTGGAGAGCCGGGCGAACCGCCAGTGGCGCTGTGGCAATCCCTGCTGCTCGTATGATGGGGGCGGCGAACCCCATGTCACCTTCAGGGACAGGGGCGCCGCCGATAGGTTGGCTGGGATTCCAAAATCCCTCCTGTTGCGGTAGTGGATCTCCGGTAATGGGATCGTGACCGAGCAAAGGGTTATTGGGGTCAAGGTGCGTCATTATTACGAGTCCAATTGAGACTTAGTGTCCGATATGATTCCCGGCATTGCTTCAATGATTGGTTGGGTAATTTCCTGCGAGTAGACACTCTGCTTGAGTCTGAGGGTATCTAAGTCAGCAGCAATTTCCGCGAATGACTTACTGCGTTCAACTGCTTCTACGGATTTACTGAAGGCGTTATTGACACGCTGCAGCAACATGGTTTCCCGCGCTGCTGTTCTAGCAGCACGACGGACAAGGCGTTCACGATAGTCAGTCATTAAAAGAACTGCCTTTCAGGGGCTTGCTGCATAGCCTGAGCCCTTGCCTCATTCATTACCGGGTCAACCGGCGTACCAGTCTCGTCAACCGTTGTCATCGCGTACTGATCGCCTGCGGTGAGTTGCGGTTGCCCCTCCACCGGAGGTGGGGGAGGCGGTGGTGGTGGGGTTGTTCTGGCAATGTTGGATTCCAGCGCCTGCCTAACGATAGCGCCGGGCTCACCAAGCCCAGCAAGAGCCATAAGAAGAGTGGCCTGCTGGATCGGGGATGAGCGAAGCATGTCTTCAACCGCGCGTTCTTCCTGCTCGAACGTCGGATCCTGCACGCCCATCTTGTCCATAGCAGTACGCTCAGACAGGCCCGGCATGATGCGATACAGGTCGCCCCAGAGACGGGCCTTGCGGGAATTGATTACCGAAGAATCGCTAGTTTCAAAGGTTACATTGTTGTAGTAGTACGACTTGATTTCGTTATTAGAGAGTGTAATTTCGCTTGGTGCGTACTCAAATGCCCCATATAGCGTCACGGGAGTCATCAGGACATGTTCGATGTCCATAAGCACCCATGAGTTGATTCTCTGGCAGGCCCGCTGTAGGGCTGAGATCGGGCCGCCCAGCTTAGTAGCTGCACTCCTAAAGAGTTGATCAGCTTCAGTAGCCGTATCAACCCCGACCATCGGAACGCCGCCCATAGAGCTTAATTTAGCTGCCTGATCAGCGTAATTGTTTACGCGCTGTAGGCCCTGCATAAGCGTTAGCGGCGCTTCGCCCCACTTCAAAATATCGACTTGCTGGTCAGGCCGGATGTTTAGGTGGGTGCCAGGGCCGAGCCTAAACTCCTTCTCACCGTCTTCAAGTTCATCCATATTGACGGTAATCAGAGCTGGGAACACATACATCCGCAGCCATGCCTCTAGCTCAGTCAGGTACCGAGCTTCAGAGATAAGGACAGAGCGAATAGGCTTGATAATCGAGATATAGCGGTCTTCCGGACGTGATTCAGCATCCACATCACCGAATCCGGGGTCAGCAATTACGTACGGGATGTACCCATCGTAGATTGGATCCTCTTCGGTAGAGATTGGGGATTCCCATGAGTAGGGGTTCTCTGCTTCATGTATCCGTTCCCCGTCAACCCACACAACAAACTCGCCAGCGTATGAACCGCTCGGCTTAGTCCACATTTCCACGTATTCAACTTCGTGTTGCTGATCTCCGTGTCCGTACTTCTCTTTAAGGTCTGGGTAACTCCGCAGTAGGCTCTCGATCCGCACTTTTGCGGATTCATAGACATATGCGGGATCCCACGGAGACGCTGGATCCTCGAAAACTGATTCAGAAGCGATCACTTCTAGCTTCCAAATGAACTTGGAGCGAGCGACCTTCTCCATCTGACGCTTAAATTTCCGTTTATCCGACTGAGTGGGGTCATCAGGAAGCGTTGGGATGTAATCAAAGTTGATTGTCTTTTTAAGAACCATCCGCCCGAGGATTAATTTACGAATAGCCCGTCGAAGGGGATCTCCGTATTCCTCATGGACACGAGCCCACCACATATCATGGAACTTGCGCTGCTTTTCCGCGATTCCTCGTGCCTCTTCCACGCTTCCGTTTACTGGACGTGGCGGGACATATGTTCGAGGCGATGAAAGGATATGGTCAGCAGCGTTGACAACTGCATTGTAGGCCGTGGGCGGGACGGTTGGCTGCAAGCCCTCATCAGCCCATTCATCTGGGATAATGTCGCCTGCGTAGTTCCCACGCACCATCTCCTGGTCGGTGTGGATCTCGTTCACCATGTTCTGATAGACGGAACTACGCAGATACTCGAATCGTTGGTGTTCGCTATCGGTCATTTGACACCCTGTAGGAACTTTTGGCGCTTCGCGCTTGGGAACTTGACGTATTTTCTGTCCGACACAAGTTTACGTGGCTGGCGCTGTTTAGCAAGCATAACCGCTAGTGCTGCGGCCATAACACAATCGTCAAAATATCCGGGTGGGGCGGAATACTGGATGTTCCCACCGGCCATTACCTTGCCTTCAAACAACTGCAACTCGCGTCGTAG